ATGTTAAAAACTAAAATAATCGAAGGTGATCGTAACACCTTTGTAAGAGAACTGGAAAGGGCCGAATCAGAGGGTTGGGCTCCAAATATGCGTAGTAAAAACACGACTATGATTTTAAGAGGACAGGGCCACTATGCACACCATAGTATCATCTGTCAGCGGTGGGTGGTGGATTAGACATGGTAAACCCTCGAGTCAAAGAAGTCCTGATGAACCTTAAAACCATGGACACTTGCACGGATCTGACTCTAACCTGTAATAATAATAACAAGTTCCAGCTGTTCTACAAAGGCAAACAACTTGGAGATGATTTAACCCAGGCCGATCTACGGGCAATCTCCAGAAACGCTATTAAAATGAATATTGTGCAGCATGTTGACGTAAGTAATCTGCTTTACAATAGACGAATCCAGAACGTTGCAGGATTCATCAAAATAGAAGATGATGTGGCCCGGGCCTTCCTCCATGTCATCTACAGGATGAAATTCCAGAAACCAGCCGCAATATCCACATCCCGGGCGGAGGTGGCCGTATGAGTTACGTTTACAACAAAAACCATGACAGAACACATCTCCACACCTGTCCTGCCATTAAGATGATGCTTGAAGAAAATATGGAAGTCATCAAGACACCTAAAGGGAAAAGCTGTGGTTGGTGTGGGGCTGGAGTAAAAGAGGAAGACCATGCCCTAGATGATTACATTCCTGAATTTGTCATGGAGGTGGCATAGTATGAGGGATTACTTCGCAGGCCACGATGGTATGCAGATGATCCTGGACCAGTTGAAGCAAAACCCTAGAATGGAAATTTCATCCATCACCACGAAAACCTGGCCTCTTTGTGGTTGTTTCGATGATACAAACGTTGAACGGCTCCAATGGCACGGGGCCGAACTTAGAAACGGTGATGTGGTTTACTGCCATGAGCCGGAAGGGCTAATTTTCAAGGTCAGGATCCGGGTTGAAAGGATAGACCCTGGCAGTGAAGAGGGCCTGGCCGCAACCATAGAAGCAAACATTGAGAATCACCTACGTTTCATGAAAAAACAACGAGAAGGGCAGGCGTGTACTAATTGTGATGTGCCATTTGCAGAGGAGGGATTGTAAAAATGAATAGCAATTTGATTCTAGCAGAACACAACAAAGCCCTCCAAGTTTTTCCTATTTCTGAAACTGCAGCTGAAGTCCTTGATACGGAATATCGTGTGAACATCAAGGAATACCGAGGTGAAGTATTGCTGGAAGCCAAAATAGGCCCTGGCCGGGACCTCTTGTCTTTCACAGAGCTTGGAAAATTCATGATTGAGGAAGAGGTTAAATTCACCTATGAGGCCGAATCTTATCTGTTAGAACTGCACGACTTTCAGAAGCTTTGTAAAATCTTGGAACAGGTGGTATAACACAATGAAACGGAGTTTATATCCTAAAAGGGTGCCTGTTTGGAAGAATTTTTTATCCAAGTACAGGTATCAGGCCCTAGCCCTTTTAATCATTGTCATATTATTGATGGTGATTGGTGGAGTTCATAATCCAAGTGAACTGGAAGGGGTGTATGTGGGGTGATTTCAAGTGTAAATCTAGGATTTTTACTTGGATGTTTAGGTGTAAACGTATTACAGTATGACGTTTACACTTGGATTTTTGAAAATGGATCTGGATCCTGGGGTGTAAACGTATTACTGTATGACGTTTACACTTTGGTTTTTAATTATACATTTGTAGAGTTATTATTATTATTATTATTATTATTATTATTATTATTATTATTATTTATTAAGAAAGAAGAAAGAAAGGGGGAAAGTTCGTAATGGCCAAAACCAAGATCGTTAGTGCCCGAATCGAACCATGGGTTGGTGAAATCCTAAAAAACCATGGCCTAACAACCAGAGATGCCCTGGAATATGTTGCCGAACTCTTATCCAACCCAGACGACATGGTATGGGAACAAATTAGACGACACAGAGTGATGATAACCAAACTCGAACTAGAATGTGAAGCAATCATGAGCCGAACCGACGAAATTCTATCAGAAATCAAAAACAAAGAATCCGAAATCGAAAAACTAGAACAACGGCTCAACAGAAACCCTGAAGACATCGCCTATGAAAAAGCAGGACCTGCAATTGCAAGCATCATCAAAATTTCAGACAGATTCAACTGCGAACCCTGGAAAGTGAATAAATTCACTGGCCACGACACCATTGGTTTTCAAGCCACCAAGGTTGGAGTGACCAGGACAGCACTGGAAGAACTCCTAAAAAGAGAATACGAAATCAGAAAATCAACTTCAGCAACTGAATAATAAAAAAAAAGTAGAGGTGTACCTAATGGCTTTAACAAGTGCACAGAGAGGGAAAATTAGGGAAATAAAAGAAAAATATAGAAAAGAAGGATTAAAAGAAATTAAAGGCCGTGACGGTGTTTGGAGACCAACAGTAATTGGAGAATCATTCAAAGGCAAATATCTAGAATGCGTTCCAGACGATGACAACTACAACCTCAATAAATACATTTTTTCAGATGACAATGAATTGAAAGATTCCAATGGCCGACTAGTTGGCTTGGATGGCCGTATAGCTCTTTTTGGAGGTGTGACCCTGGATGACTCTATGGCCTGGATCCCAATTGGGGCCCAGGTGGGGGTGATCTATTGTGGGGAACGACCTAACCCCGGATATAAACGTGCTACAAAGCTGTTCACCGTGATGAGTGACAAGGAACTGGATGTTCCCATGAATATTTCCACACCCACTAAAAAGAAACCCGCAGCAGATTTGGCCATTGATGATGAAGCTGCCAGAGAATTAATCAAAGACTGCAAAACCTTCCTGGACAGTGAAGGGAAGAAAAACCCATCCATCCTGGACATTGCAAATTACGCTGAGAAAATCCTCCAGGAAGACGATAAACCAGACCACCAATTACTGGACCAGGTTCACACTATACTGGCTCGGGACTTAATCGCAGAGTGTGCTCTTTCTTTGACCAATGATGATAATCTCAGTCCTTCAGAGGAAGAAGTGGCCGAGTGTGCTAAGAAAATGTTAGAAAACAAGAACCGACCCCTTTTAACTAAAGTTCAGTTGTTACTGGCCGAGATTGTGAAATCTAAGAAAAAATGAGGTGTAAAAAAATGGCATCTGTAGAGGAATTAGCTGAAAAACAATTAGCTGAAATGGATGAGAAAAAGGCCAAACAGTTAACCACGCCGTTAAGGTCGGCCTGGTCCCGGGCCCAGACCATCACCATGAAGGTGGATAAAATCACTGGTGTGGAGACGGACCTGGTGGCTAGTGACAGGGAGCTGCAGAAACTGGCCCTTCAGAAGAGGATCATAGAAACGCGCATTCAGGAGCGCATAACTAAAATCTTGAAGAATAAGCGGGTACTACCTTACCAGGTTTCTGAGAAGGGAGTCCTTATCGAGCTTGATAATTACAACCTGCCTGGGGTGAGGGTGGCCTGTGGTACTCAGGATCTTCTCTTTGAAGAGGACACTTTCACAGGAGTTGGATATATCCGGCCGAACTCTAAGCGGACGGCTGAAAGTGCAATGCCTGTGATAAAGCCTATTCTGGAGAATAATTTCAAATTCAGAGTGGGAGAATGACCATGGAGGCGAAACCAGAGGGGGAGTTAAGGGCTCCTCCCCAGGTTTTTGATTTCTGCCCGGACTGTGGGAAACCCACAGTTGTTAAGGCTAATGGTATGAAAGTATGCACTCAATGTGGTGAAGTGGTGGTTTAGATGGGAAAATTAAGCAAAATTACTAAAGGAATGTCTATGGGAGGAATAGATATTCAACTCCCAGCAAACAATCCTTCTTGGTTAGAGGTTGTATTACGAGGGGAAACGAACACTGAAAAGACCACAATTCCTTTAGATGACTTTTGGGATGTTGCAGGAAAAATAAGTAGAGAAACTATCAGTCCAGGAGCTCCTTTGGATGCGAGCCCTACCATCATCAACAGACATGGGATCAATTTGATACTCATAGATGAGCTCAAGGATGTTCCGTTTATTGACGAACGTCAAAGAAATAAAGCATTTTCAGCGTGCATGAGGGCTATTAAGAGGATGGACGTGACTCCAAAATCATTTAAACTTTCAGATGAGGAGTTCAATGAAATGCAGGAGGAATAATAAATGGGTGGTAAAAGGTGGACTTCGACAGAGGACAGGTATTTGACTAGTTGTTTGAATGATGGGAAAACCGATAAATTCGACATTGCTAAGGATTTTCATGTTAGAACCAACATGGCTGTGGAGGGGTTTAATAAGCGTTCTCCAGATGCAATTGAACGGCGGATTTATGATTTAACTCATAAAAATGACAGTGAAGTACAATTGGCAACTAACAAACCAGCCCGCCACTGTCAGCTATGGAGTGAAGAGGATGACATTCTACTCCAGAATATGGAAGGCATGCCATGGGAGGTTATTGCCAGTGAACTGGAGAGGACTGAAGAAGCTGTGAAGAGTAGGGTCCAGTACCTGAATAAACGGGAATCAGAATCGATACTATCCAAAGTATTTGGAAAGCTTTCAAACATAGGCAATGCAATGGGTAAGGCCATATTTGGCTCTGGCAACAAGGAGGAAGGCAAATAATGCCAGAAAGGAAATGCACAACTTGCAGGGAACCTTTTGAACCTCCACTTCCTGGAGTTCGGAACTGCCCTTCATGTTGTCAGCTTTACCTGAATGGTGAAAGGAACCTTAAAGAGAAGTGCAAGAACGAACGGGAACAGAAGACGTTAATTTAAATGGTGATAATCATGGCAGACCGAGTAGTTAACGGCCATAAACTGTATTTAAAGGGTAATGTGGCCGTGGACCATGAGGATGAGGAATATATCTTTTTTGATGTGAAGTCGGGTAAGGAAACCTATCAAGTGGAATATGAGAAACCAGAGGGGGCATGGAGGTGCATCTGCACGGACTACAATACCAGACACCAAAAAGCCCCGGGCAGTTTCCTCTGTAAGCATATCCTGGCAGCGCTCTTTAAGTTGGCAGAGGTTAGGGGTGTTGGATCCCAGGTTGCCTTGGATGTCCAAGTTAAGGGAGCCGTGAAATCATGAACTCCGAAAACCTAATAAAAAAACTTCCAAAGGCCCGATGCCGGAATTGTGTTAATTTTCTTAGAGTAAATGTAAAAGGCAAACCGGTTTATAATCGCCAAGGATTCTGTTTATATGGTCAATTAGAGGGAAATTGGAGTTTATACCATTCCTCTTCTGGAGATTGTGAAGGATATGTTTTCTCAGTAGAACATAATAAAATAACGATAGCTGAAAAGGCATTACAGAAAATTGAAGACGAATTTGTCTGGAAATGTCAGGATAAGAGGACTAAGGAATATAAACTAATCAAACCTATGCTTGAAGCTACCACTTATCACGGTTCCAAAATTGAAAATCTTCCAGGGATGTCTGAGTTTAAAGCATGGAATAAGCTCAAGAAGGTTGTTAAAGAGTATTTCCGAGAGGAATATCGGGAAACTTATGGAGAAGTTCTTAGGATGGTTCCACTATGGAAGGACCATTACATGAAATTTTTAGCTCAGCTATCAGTGGAGATTCATGATCGTTATTGTGATTGTGATAAATTAGAGTTCGTGGATAAATCTGAGACCAATTTACTAAAAGAAAGCTGTAAGGTGAGATAATCATGACCAAAAAAGATTATTCCAAGAATGAAAAGGCATTGAAGTTATGCGGCTCTAGAAAGTCGGGTATACCATTATTTGGTCCGCATGAACTTGGTTATAGTTGTCCTATCTGCGGCTCTGAAGATGAAGTTAACCTGCAATGGAGTGAATATGCAGATTTCATCTGGTGTAAAAAATGCAACTTAGACATACCTAGCTGTCTTTGTGTGAAATATGGGGCCCCTATGATAGGTCAGGATCCACTCTCACCAAAGGAAAAGGTCCTGGAAGCTACTAGGATTTTTTTAGACTGCATTAAAGATGCTAAGAAAAAATGTTCAGATGCGCGGAAATGCCCATTGACTGAGGAAGAACACTGAGCCCCGACCATTGCATTTACAAAAAGGACGAACCTAAACAAATAAGATTGGAGGTTTTCTGATGGATGTTCCATCAGAATTCAAACATTTTCACAACCTCATAGGAAAACTCACCAGTAAACATGACCTGCCCCGGGTTTTCGATGACTGGATGGAATACTAGTGAGTGATAAGGACTGGTTTGACTTTCCAGGGAGTTACTATGAGCCCTGTATCAGCACACCTTATCAGCGTGAGAAATCAGGTCAGTTTTTCACCCCACCAGAGATCTGCAAACTAATGGCCATGTTGAACCTGGGAAGTTCTAATCTTCAACCAGGGATGAGAGTGAATGACCCTACAGCTGGCAGTGGCCGGAACTTATTAGCAGTCCACGTACTCCGTCCAGGTTGCTACATGGTAGCTGAAGATATTGACTATTCCTGTGTTTTAATGTGCTTAATTAACTTCCTAGTCCATGGAGTGGTTGGTGAGGTTATATGGCATGATACGCTTACTCAGGATTTCTTCGGAGCGTGGAAAGTGAATGAAACATTGAACACCATGGGATTTCCAAGTATTAGGAGCCTTCCAGAGGAAGAATATAACCTGTCCAGAATGGTCATGGAAAACACCGAAAATGCGATTTTAACAATCAATAAGCCCACTAAACAATCCACCCTGGAGGGATTTAAATGATTTTTGATAGTTTCGGCATACTCCCAGAATTGAAAATGGAACTTAAAAAACAGGGACTTGATGAAAACACATCTTCCAAATGCATTGTTGTTGTACGGAAAATTATCAACCATAGGAAACCATTACCCAGTCAAGATGTTGGCATTCTCAGAGAGGACTTGTGGCGAATTATTCGTGATTTTAATGAGGATCATGATCGGGAGAAACTTTGGTGCGATTTGAATAAACTGTTTGGGCAGGAACACCAGACCACATTGGAGGTGGGTTGATGACTAGTTGTATTTTCCATAATGTCCATTTCCAATCATGTTGTGGCTGTAACCCGGCCTGTACGCGTCAGGAACAAAGTAGGGCAGCGGGATATTCTGGTTACAAAGTTGATGATAGTCACCGTAGATGTCCAGGATTACATGAACAGATCCAGACAATTCTCAAGAAAAGATTACAGTTAAATTCCAAGGATATTGTCCGATTAGGAATTTCCTATGTGAATTACCAGGGAATGGGTGTAGAGGAGTGGGATGATGGTTCGGAGAATTGGCTTCAGATAATGGTAGAAATCAAAGAAAACGCTTTCATCATGGGAAACTTGAACAGAGAATGTGAAGGAGATATTAAATATCCTTATTATTTCTTGGGCAGGTTTTGGATTGGCAGGACCAGGTATGATATTTCCCGGAAAGTGATTTGATGAAGCAAACTAGCCTATCTGATCATGTAAAGAAGGGGTCAGCTGTGGAATTATGTCCACAGTGTTTCAAGCCCTTAACGCAGTACTGGAATACTGTCCTGATTGAACCATTTGAGGACAAGGACACGGTGATACTTACAATGGAACGCAGCTGTAAGTGTGGATATAAAGAAGAGGATCAGGTCGAACAACTTAAATCAATAGCCTGTATAAGTGGATGTGGTAAATGCGTGGCTAAATGTGATTGTATGACTAAATAATGATTATAAATAGTTTAAATTCCTATTAATAATATATTTAAGCTTTGGTGGGATGAATTGGGATGATGAGCACAAAATATGTGGAAAAAGAAACTAAAGACTGGGAAAAATTATTAAGAAAATATGAAACTAAGCAAAAAGGGGAAGTAAACCAAAAAGGCCAAAACCACCCCATGGTAACATACCGGGAAAAGGAAAGAATACGGTATGCGCAGAACATGATGGAAGCCAAAGCATTACATCTTCCAGGGGACTTGAAAGAGCAAGTAATTTATCTGATCAAAAATGGCCCATCAACTAAGCAGTTATGTGCCCGTTGCAAATGGCAAACTGTTGTTTTGGCTTTGATTTTTTATATTAAGTTTAATGATAATGGAGGTGTGGGGCAGGTTGAAAGGTATCGGGTGGCACGTAATGAAGGATTGACAGATACTGTTTATCTGCGTATAGCCACAAAGTTGGGGAAATATTTCCAGGAGCATATGGCATTATCAAGGAGGATTATGAAGATAAACTAATTCTCCATCAAAAATCCAATTCTTATTTTTAACTCTTTTTTTCCATTTTAAACCCTTCTCCATTAGTGTCTCATGTTTGTGATGTTATTATAATAAGAGCAAACTTACTGGAGGGGTTGGTGTAATCTGGTAAAATTTGCAGAGGATCCTGAATGGTTGCAGCTGGTACGTGATGGTTACTGTCCTGAATGTTTAGATCAGTTTAACCCTAAGTCACGAAAACTTTTCAAAAAAGGAATTAAACGTGAATGTAGCCAGGGCCACCTTGTTATTTATGGAAATCCTTTGTATCTTGCTTATTATCGTGTTGAAAAGAAGAAAGAAAAAAAGAAAGTCACAGGTTGCCCTAAGTGTGGGGGTCAGGCTGTTACTTATGATAAGAAACATGATGAAATTTTCTGTGATGATTGTGGCCTGGTGTTATCGGGGCCTCCACAGTGGATTCCTCCAGCTAGATGGGTGAATTATCCCATGGGCAACCGTTACGATTACGCTGATATTGATGCTACTTACACCCCTTATGAAACAGATCGCTGTGATTATGGGGATTATATTGAATAATTTTTTTATGTTCATCATTTATTTGATGAAAAAAGTGCTTTCCTAGGCGATTTGGTACACACCTCTAAGGGGGGATTGGTGGGGCCCTGGGCACAGTGAAATGAGAAAAAAACGAAAAATAAAAGTTAAAAAAAAACAAGGACTTTTAAAATACACAATAATACCCCCCCCTCTTATAGGTATTTAATCTATTTTTTTCTCTTTCACGTCAAAAAGGCCCTATTATCCCCCCACTTTTCCAAACATATTGGGTGGTTTTTTTTATGAATAAAGACTTTTTAGGCTTCATAATTATCTTTTTATGGATACTTTTCTTTTTCTTATTCATGGCATACAATCTCACAGTTTACTAGATTGTTCAGTTACCATGGCCACAACTGCAATGCAGCTGCACCCGCGACAGCCTGAAGACACTGGACATTATACTAATCTTAGATACTGATTTTCATTATTTAATGAACAAAAAAGAACTAAAAATGGAGATGGAATAATGGCAGAAGAGGAAACTAAACCAGAAGAAACCATAACTGAAGGATTAGAAAACAACAAGAGAAATGCAGTATTACAGGAAATTTCTCTTTGGGTTTTGATATTCATTGTGTACCTTGGAGATGCAATATCGAGAGACCAGTCAATAACTCCACTTGGATTAGTTCTGATACTTGCAGCTGTAGCACGACTCTACATTAAAGTTAAATTCCCTCAATTTCAGTTAAACTAAAAAATCTATAAGGGGCTTTTATAGATGGGAGAGGAAGGCAGGAAGGACCTATTATGACTACTTTAGAGATTATTGTTGCGATTATAGCACCATTGGTTGCTCTCTCGATTTTTTTAATCACGATGCTCATCAACATCACAACCCGACTAGCAAAACTAGAAACAAACATGAATTTGATGTTGCAATGGGTAGCATGCTTAAATGGTGAAATTAGCGACAAAACAGAGTATAAGAAGTTTTTGAAGAAATTGAAAAGAGTGAGTAAAGAAAAATTTGGTGAGGTTAATTGTGGCAAATAATATCATGGGTGAAGAATATTATTTTTTTGGAAAAATTATTATATTAAATTATTGTACTAACTAATATGAAAGAATCACCTATTACTCTAGTTTTAGGTGCAGGGGCAAGTGCACCATATGGCTATCCTGTTGGAAAGGGTTTAAGAACAAAAATTATCTCTTCTTTACGCGAAATGGTAAAAAATGACAGCGGTTGGGTAAAGGAGTTGGGATGTCCTAAAGAATTAATTTTAGATTTTGCCCATAAATTTGAAATTTCTAAAGCCCCATCAATTGATTCTTTTTTAGAGAGAAATAAAGAAAATTTAAATTTCACAAAAATTGGAAAAATAGCCATTTTAGACATAATTTCACAAAGTGAATCAACCCCACGATTATTCAAACCAGAAGACTACAATGATGTAAATAAAATCTATGAAATTGATGATTGGTACACATACCTTGTAGAAACGCTTTATGGACCCAATTTTGAAGAAATTTTTGAGAATATTAGAGTTATATCATATAATTATGATAGATCCCTTGAGACTTTTTTGATTGGCCCATTGGAAGGATATGATCGGATAAATTCATTTAAAGATGCCGCATCTATTATGAAAAACTTTCAAATAGTTCATATATATGGTAGACTAGATAGTTTACCGTGGGAAGGAGACTGGGGGGTAGGACGAAATTATGGGGAAAAAATTGAAACTAAAACTCTTTTAAGCTTAAGTGAAGGAATTAAGTTAATTCATGAAACTAAGGAACTAAATACTATTGATAAAGCTAATAAATTCATTGAAGAATCTGAGAAAGTTTATTTTTTAGGATTGGACTTATATAACAACCGATCAAATATCGAAGATTTATTAGATACTTCTCTTCTCAAAGATAAAAGAATCCTGACTACTGCCTACGGATTAGAAGATGAAGAAATTGGTACTATTGAACGTTTTTTTAAAGGAATACAGGGATCTAACTACCCTGCAAATCCATACTATACAGTTTCAAACAAAAAATCGTTACACGCTATGAAAAAACATCAACCTTTCTTATTTAGATAATGTAATGTTCGTAAACACTGGATTGTTCCGAAACCATTTTTATTTATCCACAAACAAGTAAAACAAAATTACAATTAATTAAATTAGACATCTTCTTGGTAATTGCCCAAATACTGTAAAGATTTTTTTATTTAACATACAGTTTCAGCCCTTCATCTCACCTATTCTTGAACATTTTTGAATAGTTTCTGAACATTTCCGAAATAGTGGTTTCCATGGCCAGACCTAACAAAGTCAAGACATCCAAGTACAGGGAAAAGATTGACAACTGGATCATTGAGGGTAAAGGTGACACTGAAATCATTGAGTTACTCAAACAGCAGGATCCACCTGAGAAGATAGGTCGGACCACTCTGTACAATTACAGGAAAAATGATTTCAATATAAACAAGGAAGCTACCAGGGAATATCATGAAAAGAAGAGTAAAGAGCGGTTGAATGGTGCTGTTGCTCAGACGGTTAGCGATCTGGAATTTCTTGACAATATCATCACGGTGGCTAATGATACGGGTTTGGAAGTGGATCCTGAGAAGAATATTTCCGAGTTGGATATTAAAAAACTTGGAATTCAGGCGGTTCGTGCTAAGCAGGAAGTGTTTAAGGCTGGTTCTGAAGATGAGAAGGAATTCATCATTACTATTGTAGGGGTGGATTCTGATGAAGAGGATAATGTGGAGGTTGAGCCGGAAGCAGAAGAAGAACATCAACCGGACTGATCGTAAGTTATTGATTGAGGGTAGTGCTGGTTCTGGTAAAACTATTTATGCTGTTCATAAGGTTTTAAAATATGGTCTTGAGCATAAGAATGCTCGTATTGGTGTTTTTCGTGATACTCTTCCTGCATTGAAGGCTACTAGTTGGCTTGAACTCCGGGAAGCATTGGAAAATTATGGTATTCCTTTTTATGAGAATAAGAATGAGGGTATCATACGGTTACCTACTGGATCCACGATTCTTTTTAAACCCTTGGATGATCTTAAGAAGATTCGAAGTCTTAACCTTGATTTTGTTTGGGTGGAACAGGCTGAGGAAATATCTTTTGCCGTGTTTGCAGAACTTGAAAAACGTATCCGTGGAATAGTTAGTAAGAAAAGTTTTGGACAGTTCTTGTTAACGGTCACTCCTGAAGGTACAGATCATTGGATTTATAATTATTTTCACCGCCAAAAAAGAGGCACTATTCTTCATTTTCATTATACTGAGAACCCATTTCTTCCAGAAGAGTATGTTAAAGAGTATGAGGAGTTAAAAGAGATAGATATTGAGCTTTATTATAAGTACACTCTGGGTAAGTGGGGTAAGTTATCGAATATTGTTTTTGAAAATTGGGATGAACAGCCCCCGGTCAGTGGTGTTGAGAAATGGACTGCTGGTGTTGATTTCGGTTATAATAATCCTTCCTGTTTCTTATTAATTGGCTGGTATGATGGTGAACCTTATATTGTCCGTGAAGTTTACAAAAGGCGTTTAACTAATTCCGAGTTTATTGATGAGATTATTGCAGTTTTAAATGATGAGGGACTGACACCTGGAAAATTAGATAAAGTTTATTGTGATGCTGCCGAACCTGATAGGATTCAAGAATTTTGCCAGCAAGGTTTTGATGCTGTTCCGGGAGTTAAAGATGTTGCTGCACGACTGGAAACTAATCGCAGTGTACAAATCCACATAAGCCCTGGTTGTGTTGAAACTAAAAGAGAAATTAAAAATTACAAGTATCAGAAGGATAAGGATGGGAATATTTTAGATAAACCTGTTGATTTTAAGAACCATGCCATGGATGCAATGGGCTATGATGTTTACGGTGTTCTTGGACCTTTAAGCAAATACAAAAAACAGGAAATTGAAGAAGAAGACGCTTACGTCTACTAAAAGAGTGGTGGGAGTATATGGGATTATTAGACAGGATCAACTACAAAAATTTCATTTTACGGAATGCGGAACCCAACGCGATAGAAGAAACAGGGATAGACACTGATGACACTACCACTAATGATACAGATGCAATAGATTTTATTGACACGGTACCTTTCAAGGTCAAAAGAACAATAAAGAACTGCCGTTTCGCAGCCAACGACCCCATAGTGAAGGGTATCATCAATGATAACATCACTAAAACAATATCTAACTTTGTAATAGAAGGAGATAACCAAGACGCAGTGGATTATATAATTGAACGTTGTAAGAGCACGGACTGGGATATTAACCAGGTCATGAGGGATTTACTCTGGGCGGGTCAGGTTGATGGTGAGGTATTCATGAATAAGATTATTATTGAAAATAGAATCCACATCCGAATATTAGCCTTTGATGCTGAAAATTATCGAATCAAAAAGGTTTACGATGAATATGGTAAAGTAACCGGATTCAAACAACTAACACAAAGAAACAAAGAAACCAATAAAGGATGGCTGGCTAAAAAGTTCGAGGAACTGGAAGAAAAATTAGAAGAATGGACTGTACCATTCCAGCCAGGAGAGATCATTAATGCCAAATACATGGAGTTAAAAGGTAAGGGCAGATCCATTGTGATGGACATCCTGGATCCGGTATACTATCGTAGGGTCCTATCTGATTTGATGCCGAAGACTGTTTTCAAAAATTCCAATATTTTAATTGTGACTATGGGGAACAAGGATGCCCCAGGTAAACGTTTAACTAAAAAGTCCCGGGAGGCGGTTGTGGAGGCCACTACTGATTACCATAAAAAAGGAGTTGTGGTTCTCCCTTTCGGGCTTGAAGCTGAAATGATTGGTACAAGTCAGCTTCCAGATATTCCAAAATATAAACAGGATTTTAAGAATGAAATTTTCGATGGACTTTCAACACCACATGCACTATTTGATACAGAAGGAAGTAACAGGGCCACAGCGGAAGTATTAATGGATAGTGAAACCAGTGGAAGAGTTGTATTCCTTGAATACAACAGGGAATGGTTGAAAAAATATATTGAAAATGAATTATTCACACCTGAACTAGAACTAGCAGGTAAAAAAGGAAATGTCTGGATTAACTTCCATCCCAAGGACAAAGATAAGAAATCAGGATACCTAGAAACTGACGAAAATAAAGGTAAAAAAGCATCAGAAGAGGAAACAGACGAAGGGGTGAATGATGATGGTGACTGAAGTACCCCTGAATGAGGAGCTCCTTGGATGGGATAATGAAACATTCCAACCAGATGATCCAGATGTTGAAGATATGGACATGGACGAACAGTTAATGTTTATCGCTTTATTTGTTATTTTTGCTAAACTTTACACAGATTTTGAGCATAAAACAGTTGATTATGTCCTTGAAAAATTCCCTGATGCTGTCACCAAAGCCGGGAAGAAACTAGCAGAAACCAGTAAAACCGAACTGACTAAAATAGTCGAAGACCACCGTATAACTGTACTGAAAGAATTCAACATACACGAAAAAGTCATCCCCAAGGTCAAACTTGACCTGGACCTTAAACCAACCTTAAATGCTCTTAGTTTAAGTGCTAAAGCAACTATCAATCAGTTAAAAGATGACGTGGCCACCAAGGCCGCATCATTCAAGGCAGGTATGGGTGAACCCAAAGATTTCAATCTTAAAGCTAATTTCAACAGGGCCATAAGGCGTACTAAGAATTTTGTTAAGTTCAATGCACAGTTTGCTAAGCAAAAAATCAAGAGAGCAGCTCAGAAGATGAGATATGGTAAAAACATGTTATATTACTGGGTTGTTGCTGGACGACGTACTTGTGAGAAATGCTATGCCAAGGCCCGGCTACCACCAAGACCCATGGACAAATGGGAATATGACCACCCAAATGGCCATTGTGAACTCGTTCCTGAGAAAGATAACGCTACTAAGGAATACCAGTCCTATTTAGAAGAATCTCAAAAATACGCTGATTTAACTCTTATTTAACTAATTTTTTAATCCATATTTTACCTTTTTTTTTGGAGGCATGGTACTATTTTAATACCTATTTTCAAACCTGGCCTGGTCAACTATACGGATCATGGCCTGGACAAACCCGTTAAATTCACAGAGGAATTTTTAAAAGAAATAGCAGCCACCACTAGTGGCCTTGAAGTGACTGATGAGCACACCAAGAAGGTCATAGCAGAACTTGATAATTTTGTCTACAAAGACGGCAGCCTACAAGTCAAACCCCCAAAGGATCTTGACCTGAAAGATAAAGGAATCAGCCCAGTCTTTGATGACCTTAACCTGGTGGAATATGATGAATACTACCTACCAATAACTGGTTACCTCAAGGAGGTTGGTTTAACAGCCACTCCTAGGAGTCATATTCTTTATAATAGTATTGAAAAGCCTGAGGAGGATGATAATTTGAGTGATAAAAGCGAAGTTTTGGAAAAAGCTTTAGAAAAACAGCAGGAACAGCAAGAAGAGATTGGAATTCTTAAATCCAAGCTTAAAAGTGCTAATAAAACTGTTGAAGAAAAACAGCAACTAGAGAAGGATTTGAAAGAAGCTGAAAAAAAACAGAAGGAGAATGAAGATAAAATAAAAGAGTTAGAAGACAAAGCCAAGAAATATGATGAATTAGAAGGAAAAAAGAAGGAAAAATTAATAAAAGAACTGGCCGGGGACGATGAAGAGTTGAAAAAAGAACTCGAAGACATGTCCCTGGAGAAGCTGGAATTTTTCAAGGAACATAAAATCATCACTCAAAAACCCAAAGGAGTGCCAGCTGGTGGAGCTCCAGGCCTTGATGATGATGGAACCCAACACATTGGAGAAGATAAACCCGGGAATTTTGCAGAAATACGAAAGAAAAAGAAAAGATGGTAAAATGATTATTGGAGGTATTTTATGACTAAAATTGGAACATTTTTCGAAGAAAAGGATGTTAAAACCTACGAAGTTGAAGAAGGAACCATGACCTACCGTGAAGGAGTGGATCCTAATAATGGATTGCCTAATGAACAGGTCACTTTTGCTTCACAAGTCTATGAGGAAAGTTTCCTGATTCGTGGAACTGGCGAAAGGACTATGAAAAAAGTTGCAAATGGAGATGTAGCAACCCATATCAACTTATACGAACCAGAAGTAAACGGAACACTACCCAAAGAAACCAAAACCCAGGGAAATTACAATAACAGGTACGTTGGTGCAGCCAGATTGCCTAATGATGAAATCCAGTTACCTTTAGAAGATAACAACGTAGAAATCTCTGTAGGTGATAAACTCAACATCAACCCTGCAACTGGCAAACTGGGCAAAACCAGTGAAACCAGTAATGTTGTATACAGTTACGATGCAATTCCAGCTAATACTGGTGGATATGTAACTGTGGACTGCCGAGGCCTCATTAGCTGCACTACTAGGACATAAAAATTTGAATATCATTCTTTTTGGAGGTAATAAAAATGGCAAGTTTAAAAGAAATATACGCCGATTTTGAGAACGGAACCTACTTAGCAGAACTCAAACTTTCCATGGTTGAAGGTTACAGATTCGCAGGTAACTTTCCACTCATGAAAGTAGACAATGAACAGGTCACTATAGTTGAAAGCTCACCTATTGATAAATTCCTGACTCAAACAGGTAAATCTAAAAAGTTAGCTAAAGGAGCCAGTGCAAGGAAGATCCGTGGAGAAGTCATAACCCCATCTGGTTTTAAACTGGTACACAACGAGATAGAATACTCTATCCCTAACAAAGACATGGAACATACTAACTTTAACTTGATGGATGAGATTAATGCAATGGGATATGTGTTTGCTAATGATCTGGATGAAATTGTTTACAACACTGCCAAGGAAAATGCTACTCTTGTAACTGATGACAAAATAATCGGTGAATGGGGCGAAAACGCCACGGAATTCAAATCATTGGTAAGGGACGTTATAAGATTCCAGTCTAGCATAAGGCCTAAACCATACAATATCAACATGATAGCATATGGAAGTGAAGCAGACGTGGAACTTAAAGCACGTGCAGGTCAATCTGTATCTGATTACACCCTTCCACAGAACGGATTCACAGTTAAGGACACATTGGACTTGGTAAATGCTAAGAACTTCTGGGGTGGTGTGAACTTTGATGATGGTGAAGCTATAGGGTTTGACAGAGACATGCCTGCATTGGATGTCATCATGATGAAATTCAACAACCCTAAAATCAAATCAATGCCCACAATCGAAGGAATGGAAAACTTACTTCCTCCAGTTCAGATGTTAATGTTTGACAACAGTGAAACTGAAACCAAACCTCGCACTACCATAAAAGTGGCATGTGCCGCTGGAGCATACCCAAGAGCTAAGGGCGAAAGGATGATCCGCTTTGAAGACCTGGTGTCTGCAACCCCATAAGAGGTGATTTGGTATGGATTCTAGAGTGTTTAAAAAAGCCGTGGATGCAAATACGGAAGAGATAAAAAAGTTCAAAGAAGTTTTTGTGTCACACCAGGACCTTTTTTCAAGGGTGCAACTGCCCGCTGATGCTGCATCAGGAACCTTTGAAAAAACAGTTTTCACAGCACCATACAACTGTATAGTAAAGGATGTAAAAGTAGTGCCAGATGGAAACATTGGTCAGGCAACCAATTACATGACCCTTGACGTGCAAAATAAGGGAGCTGCTGGAACTGGAACTACAAGTTTAGGAACCAGAGCTGTCAACAGCACCAATCCAATCTCGGGTTTTGTTGGTGCGGACCTAGTTTCAACTGATGCAGAAGTCACCGAAGGACAGTCAATCACTTTGAAAAAGACTGTTACTGGCGATGGCCAAGCATTCCCTGGCGGCCTGGTTATTGTCAGATATGAAAAAGCATAAATGGAGGGGTGACCTTTGGCAGACCCTGCAACCCGGATGGAGGATTATTATAAAATCCTCCACTACCTCAGGGAATTCAAAGTTGACAGACAATACCCTTACTCTTTTGAATCATCAGACAACGTACAACCATCAAGTAAATGTTTGGTGGCCGGGTCTGTTCATGCAAACTTGTTACGGTTCACTGGTTTGGCGGATGATGTGATTATCATTCCTACATTAAAGCGTGATTATTTTTCGATAGATACAGTTGAAATCAAACTAACTCCAGGTAGTGAGTTGGATCCTTCAAAGATTAGTCTAGGTTTTCATGACACTATGAGTGCTGAAGTCACTCTTTTAACTCTTCAGGGATCGGGTGATATTATCAGTGCTGGGCAGTCTGGAGCAGTTACTTTTAAAGTCAATGATCAAGGGATGGATCCAAAAAGTCAGTTATTGTCTGGTATTAAGTCGCTAAGTATCCACTTAGATACAACTTTAGATTCACTTGACATCATCGACATCATATTTAAGAATAACAGTCCTGTTTGCACACTTGAAAGTCTGGATCTTGGTTTAATTGATGGTGAGAATTATGTTAGAGATGGCCTCCAGACAGATACCTTACCAGACCAACTACTCAAGTACAAATACATTGCAGCTGCAGCCATGACTTGGCTCACTCGGTGGGAGCATGAAGGCCAGGTAATGGGTGATGGAACACAGAAAAGTAAAAACTATGCGGACCGTCTCTTGGGAATAGTAGACAGGGCCATAGACACGTATAAAAACACTCCCACTGATGATAACATCGATGATGGTATTAACGAGGATTTGATTGGATTCAGCTTAATCTAAATATTTGTGGGGGCTATTTTTTTGAGTAAATTACAGGAAATCCTAGAAGACCTAACCGGATTCATCATTAAATCAGGGAAGTACACCCGGATCTTTTATGATGATTCTACCATGGATCCGAACACATCCTTACCTGCCCTTAGCTACAAAGTCGGGGAAATGAAACAGGAAAAACCATCCGGCTGTGATGAATACGTTAAAGAACTAGAAATACGCAGACATACAGCCACATTGGATAAAAATAAGCTTCTAATGGAGTTATGGGATTTTGAGGAAGAAATAATAACCCTGATCAGAAGGGGTGGTGTTAATGGTGAGCTTTCAACACGGCATAGTATAGAACTGGAGTATCATAAAACTTATCCCATCGGTGCTTTGGTTTATAAGCGCCATGAGGATAATAAAGAGGTTTTTTTCAGTAATCTGCTCAGGGTAGCATTCAAACTCAGATATACTTTATAGAAGGAGGGATTTTGTTATGAAGTTTCAATATACAGGGCCAGATAAACATAAGACCCTGGAACTAGTAGCTTTTGAAATAATGGAAAAAGACGAAGAACTAAAGAAAAATCAGATAATTGAAGTACCTGATGATAATAAAAGGCTGGTTTCATGTCTGGATGCATCAGGATATTTTAAACGGGTGGAAAAAGAAGAATCTAAACCCGTAAAAAAACCTAAACAGAAAAGGAGGACTGACTAAATGGGAGTTATAGCACCTAACCTAGCATATCACTACTGGTCCCTGGGGATCAAACCCACGGGTAAGACAGCCCCTGAACAACCACTAATAATGATCCCAGGAACCGAGTTCGAACCTGAAAAAGAAATCGAACACGAAGAAGATAAAGGCCACACAGGTGGATCCAGTCTAACCATGGGAATGTACCGTAAAAAAGCAGCCAGTAGTCCAGGTTACGAAGATAAAGCACGATACCAACAAGGATGGGAAGACTACTGGTATTTACTCTTTGGACATGTGACAGGCCCAGACCCCGCAATAGCTGGAGCCACCAAGGCCAAAAAATACGTCTTTGCAGTTGATGTTGTAAACCCATCCGATCCACCACTCTGTACATTGTATAATGGTTATGCTAAGACTGCAAATGATGCATACGTCTATGATAATTGCATGCTCAATGAACTAGAGGTTAAATTCAAAAACGATGAACCCATGAGCATAGCCCCTAAATTTGTCAGTGACTATCCCCAATTCAAACAACCCAACCCTGCCCGAGTAGTACCTACTAAAAAAGTCAAAATAGAAGCAGGCCAGACTGTTCTGTACTATGCACCTGTAGGTGTAACATTAACCGAAGCAAACAAAGCACAATATGCCTTCCCATGTGTAATAGAAGGCAATGTAAAAGTAAACAACAACGCCGAAAGTGAACCATGTGGTGGAGATGATTTCGGTACTGAAACCAAAAACATGGGCATAAGAGAATCCGAGGGAGGATTCACCATACCCTGGACAGAACAGACCAAATGGATCCAGACCGAATATGAATCTGGAACAACTAACGGGACTAAAGTATCATCAGAACCACTCAGGAAACAGATCCTCATAGAATCCATCGGACCCAAAATCGAAACTGTTACATCAACTGACGTATTCCATAAAACAGCCATCCTAATACCAGATGTGACTATTACTAAATGTGACAGTCCACAGTCTGGTGATGAGCGTAAATCAATCGAAACTGAGTTCAAAATCAATGATGAAAGCCTGGCCAGTTTCATGACTGTTGAAGTAATTTCTGAACTAGCAAACTTACATATAGGAACCATATAAAAAAAAGGGGTGTGTTTTTTAGATGTTTACTCGTGCTAAAATAGAATTTTGTGGAAAAGAACGGAAATTCAAAAGATGCAGTAACAAAACCTTAGTCACTTTCCAAAAAGACATAGAAAAACTCCAGGAAGAAATGAAACCAGTCTTCCAGGACAACATAGACCTGGAAGAACAATTAGAAGATATCCAGGCACAGATTGACAGGACTAATAGAAGGATACAGTTAATTGAATCAGCAGAAAACCCCACTGATGCAGAAATACGAAAAGCCATCAAACTACTTGACGATATTGACACCCTCTCCATGGAGAAAAGAACTCTGGAGAAACAGTTACGTGAAGATGGAGATGAACGTAAAGATCAGATGAGGCAACTGGAAGAAAAACTGGAAAACACATATGCAGAACTCGCATGCTTACTCATAGACCCCCTCACACCGGAAGAATTCAAAGAAGAATACGACAGCATAGACCTCATTAAAGTACAAAACCTGGGAATGTTCTATAATATGTGCCAATCCGGCTTCACTCAGACACAGATAGATAAGAAAGTCCGTGAAGTTATAAAAGCCAATATGGACCGAACCGAAAACTTTCGACAAAAACAACTCCAAAAAATCTGAACCATTAAGTTTGATCCTGGAAGAGGTGATGCTGGATAACTATTTCTTAATAGTGAGGCGGATACCCGGCATCAGCCTCTCACCAGACGCATACTGGAACCTCGACACCTACACCACTTCACACCTTCTAAAACGTGAGAAAGAAATCATGGACAAAGAGGAAGAAGAATACAACAAACAAAAAGGCAAAACCAAACCCAGAGAGAAAAATTCAGAGGAAATGGAAGAACTAATGAGTGAACTACAAACAGAGGCATAAGAAATACTATGTATAGGGTTGATGATTCACAGTTCCAATCATGGGCCAAAAAAGTGGAACTGAAACTAAAAACCGGATTCTTCGATGCACTAATCGACGCAGGCCTACTAATCAAAACCAAAACCACACCCTACGTACCCCTTGACAAAGGATACCTAGAAGAATCCTACGAACAAATCATCTACACCCTAACCAATCTTTATAAAATGGAATTCGGATACTCAGTCCAAAACAACCCCTGGAGCCGAGGATACGACTACAGCTGGATCCAACACGAAAAACAATTCAACCACCCCAAACGTGGAACCTGGAAATACCTAGAAAAAGGAATAACATCCGCAGAAACAGAAATATACAACATCATAGAAGAAGAATTTTACAGATTGATAGATTAAAAAAATAAAAAAGAAATATTAAATGTGAATCGTATTGTTCACAGTAATATTCGTTATAGGTTTACGTTCAATAGCTCTGCCTTCGTCATCACGGTCCGGCTTGTCGTAAAGGTAGATTGTGAAACTATCATATTGTCTTAGGTCATTAGGCTCGTTAATTGTGATAATCATACCATTGGCCAGTTTACTACCTTCTGGGACCATGAACCATAATTCATCTGCAGGAGTTCCATTTAAATTACCAACAACTTTAAAGTAATTTTTTTGACCTTCTGGCAAATCAGAAGCAGTTAATTTAATTTTAAGACTGTAAATCTCTCCACTGGATGAATTTTCGTTTATCACTTCAGCATATATCTTACTTGGATTGGATGACGTGGTGGTAGTCATAGATCCACTTACAAAAACACCAACACTTACTATCAAAACGATTGCTATTGCTATTCCAATAATCCATTTAAAATCCATTTTAAAGCCTCCCCATTAATAGTTATAATACTTTACTTTCACATTAACTATAAAAAATTAGCAGTTTAGATTTATAATCAAATTTGATTTAATAATTGAGCTTTTTTGGATTTATACTCTTCTTCAGTGAGTATTCCAGAAACATGTAATTCATGAAGCTTTTTAAGAGTGTCAAAAGGGTCATGATTACTTAGTTTGGGTTTGGGGGCTTCAGTTTCCTTGTTGGATACTTGGGGCTCAAATTCGTTGAATTTTAACATCAACTCATCAAACAAAGAATTAAGAGATGTGTTTTTACTTGAAATCACAATAGTACCATACCCATTTGTTTTAAGTCGAAATACACGACCTCTTTCATTCCAATCAATGGAGTTAATGTCATTAAAAAGGATAGTGCCTTCATGGCACACCATTTTGTTGTAAATTTGAAGTTTATTATCATATATCGCAATACGAGCATTTTCAAAAGTTTTATTGTTGTTAATGATACTTTCTTTAGTTGTGCTCCCATCACCGCTAGCAAGTGCATACCCTGCAATTGCCCCTACTGGGCCTAAAAGTAATCCCCCTGCTAAAGCTCCTCCGGCTTTTTTAGTTCCACGATGGGCAGACACAATTGCTTTGGTTGAAGGTTTATAAATCTTGATCTTAAGAGGAGGACATTGCATGACTTGTCGTAAGGTTGAGAATTGTTCATTAATTATTTCATCTAATTGTTCAATAGAAGTTATACTCCCATTATCTAGTTGTGGTTTGATTTCTGTACGTAAACGGAGAGCAAACAAATTTGCTTTTTGGTTTTTACTAACAGACATCATGCTTGCTCCAAAGAGTTCACGAATTTCTTTACTTGCTCCCCCTAAATCAGATCCTAATCTTTTCTTCAAATATTTCTTTAAATTTTTTTTAGTTGTATAATCCCCCATTTTTATACCTCTTCAAGTTTTTTAAGTTTTAACATGCGTATTAGGTCATATTCGTGAGCTATGTAATATTCTATTGCTGTGATGATTGTTTTAGAGACAGATTTTCCCCTATGTTTTGCTAATAATTCAATATCATCTTTAAATTCAGATGGTATTCTCACGCTTGTTGGTATATTATTCCCCATTTTTATCATCTTCGATTTGATTCTTGTAATTATTATTTTGTAGTCATTATATTTAAATTTTGTATATAAAAACCCCTATTTTGTAGTCACTTAATGGAGTCTTTTATCATGGCTTTCGGTGGACGAGAAATTAAATCATTCCTAACTCTGGATATTACCAATTTTACTCAGGGGTTAAGCGGTGCTAAATCAAAAGCAACATCCTTACAATCTGAATTAAATGGCCTCCAGAAAGGAGCAAGTGGATCCAGCTCTGAGGTTTCAAAGCTAAAGCAGAATAGTGATGGTCTGAATCAGACCATGAACAACCTCAGCCAAACCACCAGCAAAACCGGCAAAGAACTAGAAAACACAGCAAAATCAACCAGTAACGCCGGGAACAATGCAACTACAGCACAATCAAAGATGCACGGCCTTAACAATGCAATGAACCTGCTAAAGGCTACAGCAGGAATGCTAGCCATCACATTAGGTATGGACCTAGCCATGCAAATAATGAATGTTGCCAACAGTGCAGTCAATGCCCAAGGACAAATCGCAGGAATGGCCAGAGGCATGGGATGGGACTCCTCACAACTAACCGCGTACACCAACGAGATGGCCAGACTCCAAACAATCTACCGCAAAACTGACATGAACCAGGTCGGCATGGAAGTTGCCAAGATGGCTCGTATCTACAAACTGAATGCAAGTGAAGCTAAAGATTTCATAGAAACCAGTGCAGTATTTTCTAGTGCAATGGCCATGGAAGGAAGATCGGCCCGGGACTCTGCCCTAGCTCTCAAAGATTTAATAGATCAGGGCCAAGGATGGGAACGCAGACTAAGTGAGATTGGAGTTACAGCTGATGCACTTAAAGCCACAGGCTTGTGGAGTGGTGATAAAGAAGATAAAAAAGGAATCATAGCTGCACTCAATCAGGTCCTGGAACAGCGTAGTTTAACCCAGATGGCAAAAGAAATCAATAGTCTTGATGATGCTGTCCAAGTCTTAACTATTGCTGGTGGCCAGCTCCTCGGAGCTTTCCTGATACCTGCTGCTCCATTGATTTATGCCATTACCATGGCCCTGGCAGACCTTGCCTATGGTGCTAAAAATGTAATTGGATGGTTATCTAGTAGTTGGGCTGCATTACCAGGATGGGTTCAGTTAGGAATTATAATAGGCATAGCAAGCATTGCACTAATAGGGTTTGGAATAATATTAACTTCCACCATCATCCCTGCAGCAAGTGCCGCAACTCTAAACTTTATAAACATGTTACTTCCTCTTTTCGGTCTTGAAGTGACAGCAATAAGCACGTCTGGAGGATTCATATTGCTTGCAGGGGCAATTTGGAGCGCATTGGCTCCATTATTGCCATTCATCGCAGCTGGTATAGCTGCTGCAGTCATAATCTATAAAATAGGAGAATATTTCCATTGGTGGAAAGACATCCCCACAATGATTGAGGCCATTAGGTCTGGTGTCATGAGGTTGTGGGCTGCTTTCGTGAATAATCCTCATGTTGTGGCTACTATTAATGGGATTAAAGAAGCTTGGTATGGTTTATTACAATTCTTCTCACCACTAATTTCATACTTCCAAGGATTATGGAATCAATTATTCCCTCCTACAGAAGGTTTTGATATTGTCCGGGCCATTATTGACTTATTTGGATTGTTAGGTAATGCTGTTGCCCGGGTTTGGAGTTTCTTCCAGAATAATCCTCTGGGCCAGGTACTAGGTTTATTGACCATTTTTGTGAATCCTTTACTCTTCATAATTCTAAATTTCAATAAACTTGTATGGATTATAAGTCAGGCAGGCAATGCAATTAAAGCCTTTTTTGGAGCATTCTTTGATAGTGAAGGGCGTTTTGTTGGTTTGATTCAAGGTTTCCAGAATGCTTTTGGGATGCTTTGGAACTGGTTACTGAGTATTGATTGGGGAGCTGTTGCTACTGGATTTGTTACAGCTATCTACAACAGTGTTAAAGGATTGGGCCAATACATCTGGAATGCCTTATTTGGTGGTCTTGAAAATGTAAGTTTAGAAGGGATTCTGTATGGAATTCTTAGCCAAATTATCATTTTCTTCGCTAATTATAATCCAGTTACTATGCTGATCCGGTTGCTCTTTGGTGACACGGTGGCAAACCAATTTGTGATAGGTATAAGGAGCATACTTTTCCCTGCCTTAAATGCTCTGATGAACTTTATAGGAATATTAAGAGGAGTTGCAGGGTACCTTTGGGGTGTTTTATCACCTATTGGATCGGCCCTGTCTTGGATCGGTGGATTGATTTTGAATGGTGCCTGGCAGGTACTAATTGGGTACTGGAATACTCTGGTTAGTGTTGGTCAATTTTTATACAGTATTTTCACTTCCTTAACTGGTGCTTGGGATGCTCTGGTCGGTGCTTTCTTCAAGGATGGTGAATGGCAGGGTATTATTCCGGGTCTTCAGAATCTTGGAGGTATGATCTGGAATGCTATTGTAAATATTGACTGGATAGGTTTAGGGGTGTTCTTTTGGAACAGTCTCATGGGAATCTTCAGTGCTGGTGGAGATATCATTGGTCAATTCATGTCATGGCTCGTTAATGTTGATTGGATTGGTCTTTTCATGGCTATTGGTGAGTGGTTAATCCAATTCAACCCGATAGGTGTGTTAATAGGTTACATCTTTGGGGGTGATGGTGGTGGTGGTTTACTGGAAGCTATTACTCTTTGGGCTTCTGGTATTGATTGGTATGGTATCCTTATGGCCATGTTCCAGTTCATAGCTCAATATAATCCTTTGACCATGATTGTAACTCTTCTCTTTGGTGATGCAGCTGGTCAGACATTTAGCACCATGCTCATGAACATTTTCATATTCGCAGCCCAGGGCCTGATGCTCGGTATCCAGGTCATCATGGGTGTGATTAACATCCTGGCCAGTTTCATAGGATCCACCTGGTCCACCATACAATCCACCACACAATGGATCTGGAATAATGTGTTCATGACCATCTGGAATGTGATGAATCAGATCTGGGGAGCTGTATCTCCTTATGTGGGTATGATACTGTCTGCCTGGAATCAGATGAAAAATGGTATGCTAGCAGCTGCAGTTGCTATAAGGGATGGAGTATGGGGTCCTATCAAAACTTTATACGATCATCTGAAAGGATTCTGGGACTTCATCACCGGAGGTGGCGGTGGTTCCGGAGGTGCTGGTGGCTATGGGGGTACAACCTGGCCCGGTGCTGCGGGAGGACCAGACATAAGTGTGTTGAATTACAGTGGAGGACTTTCAAATGATGGTCTCTTTGCTGGTATCGCACCTATGGTTTTCAGGTCAACCCAGAATAGAATATATGGTGCAGGTCCTGCCCCTGAAAATGATGATACCTGCTATTATGATGGTAACTGTTATGCTGGTGGATGGGATTTCAGTGACAACTGGATTGACAGGATCCTCTCAACCGTTTATGGTTGGAAGATGAACATTGGAGGAGTTAGTCTTTCACTTTCAACACTCAAAAATGGAGGAAGCTTATCAGCTTTCGCAGCCCTGGCTAGTTCAATCATTGGAAGAACAGCATATCAATTCTACTATGGGGATCAGAAAAGTAATGCTCAGGCTTTAAGAGATCGTCGATTCAATTGTTTTGATGGCGCTCAGATTATCATAGCCCTGGCCCAGGCAATGGGATTATCAGCCTATATGGCCCATGGAACCTGGGGATCCACAGGCATACCACACGTATGGGCCATGGTAAACGGAATACCATTCGATACCACAGCCTTCCAAAACCGTGGAACCTGGTCACCTCCACCAGGTAGTGGTGCTGGTGGCTTTGGAATTGCAAACCCTGTTAAAAGAGTGCTGCAATTCGTGTTTAACATTACCGGCCCAATCTATGACAAAGATGGTCTGATCAAGGAAATTAAAAACGTGGTGCATGAGGAGTTAAACGGAGTAGTTGACGAATTATTCGACTAAAAAAAAGGGTGTATGCATGAATACTTGTATAATCGGACCTGTAGTTTTCGATAGAGGATTCTACTACGAAAAAAACAATGATTACGGAGTCATGGATGGTAAGGAAAAGTTCACTATCGCCGGTCCCATCTGGAAAATAAACCAACTCCGTGGCCTGATAACACGAGGAGGTACTGAAGAATCTGGAGGCATAACTATCAGGAGCACTAAACAGAAAGATTGGGGTCCTGTGTGGATAAATGCAACAGCTAGCCGTCCTGAAGAGTACGATAATGTTCGATTAAACCATAAAGGATGGTACCTCATCCGCAACGTGGATATTGATAATATCAACCAGTTTGAAGCTAAAGCAACATTAACAGTTGAATTAATTAACAATGCCATGGATGTATTCCTTGAAATGGATTATACTACAAGCCCCTACGCTGGAACACCATTAAAACATGGTTATGATTTAACCGAAGAATTAGTATTGTTAGAAGATGATTTTCCAGGCACAACCCTTGACACATCCAAATGGTCTGCCACCATGTGGAACATGACCGGTGGAAGTCACACAGTATCTGGAGGTAAACTTGGGATGAGTGGAGTACAAACCGCTATTATCCCAGGGATGCCCTGTTGGGGTGCCAGAAGTATCCAATCCAAACAGTCATTTGATGCACCATTCTATGTAGAATTTGATTTAGAAGTTCCAGATTCCAGTACTGCACCTTATTATGATGGGCACAATCATCATTTTGTTTTAAGACCTGGACAATGGTTAGACCAGGAAGGATGGCAAGATACCTTTTTAATAATCCATGATGTGGGGAGTAATTCTAGAGATATGCGGTTTGTTAAACCCTTTACCGATCCTTTGGTTAAAGTATTAGTCTCAAATGACAATAAACTCCACAAATGGAAAGTTTTAGTTGGTGAAGATGGATTAATCACAGCCTGGTTGTGGAATTCCACAACTTCCGAATGGGATTTCTTCTGGAAAGGCCCTTGTAGTCTCAGTAGAATGACGGGTTTAACTGTAGGTTTCACTTACCATAGTCATGAACCAGTGAATCACACTGTATACACAGACAGAATTAAATTATACAAAACACAGGCCCAGGTTCTTGAAAGTGTTGCTAAAATTCCTGTAACTGGAAGAAATGCTTCAACCGGTTTGGGGAGTCGTGGTTCTTCATATTTGCATAAAAATGGAGAATCAGACAATTCATTCCAAAACAGTGCGAGTGACCCAATGGCAATTTTCAATGGTTCACCAAGGTTATATTCAAATAATAATCCTCAGAACGAATGGAATGAAATACATAACCTAGAAGAAAGTTTGAAAGTAGACAAATGCAAGTTTTACAATGATTTAATTCAAATAATTCCCACATCCACAGGTATTGAAATACACAGAATAAATGGTGCTTCTTTTGAAAAATTCTTTAACGTGGACATTGGACCTATTTCATTCATTAAATTATTGAACAAAACTCCTGAAGAACTAATACTGGCCATTAATAGGACTAAATGGATTTTACGACGTAGTGAACCATTTGTGTACATCAAACATGAATATAATGATTTAACATATCCTAAATTCTCATGTTGTTACCATGATGGGACTCCATTAGAAATAACAGCAGATGATCAATCTATTTCAATGTCAGACACTCATTATGCTTTGTTCTGGGATAAAGGTAGTGGAACCTGTGCAAACCCTAACCCTGCACAGAATTTGCGTACAATGATTTTACAAAAGTATCCAACCACCATAAAATCAAACAAAATACCTGCAACCAGTTTAACAGGTATAGGATTTTATGACAACACATTACCATCCTCTAACCAGAATCATTATTCCAAATTGGCCCTGGAGTGGTTAAACCCAGTAAATCAAAGGATACGAATCATCTAAAGGATGTGTGAATGGAATGAAAGAAGTAAACTTCATACCTTTACTCAATGGTGTGGATCCCGTCACCATCCATGAAGATCCATACTTTCGAGCAGAAATTGAAGCCAAAGATGTGACCGCTATCTATTACCTCCCTGGAAGTAACTGTATCCGCACACCTGCAGATATGACTCAAAGTGGTTATGATGGATTTCCTATCTTTGGGTTTCCATCATACTCCTCTTATCAATCAGGAAGTATTTCAAAAGAAGTATATCTTGAAAAAACTGGCGATTACAGAATTTTTGTCAGAGTGGTTAAAGCCATCAAACAGGCCGGACAACTACCCCCACAATTACGTTTAGAACTTGATGATAAATTGGTGGATGTTAAAAGTGTTGAAACACCTGCTTATCATTTCGCATGGATGGATTTTGGCCGCCATAGGCTAAATGCAGGTACGCATAATTTAGAAGCTTCTTTTTATGAACGTGATGTTTGGTTTGAATCATTCATAGTCATGCGTGTTAACATCTTATCAACTGAGAGTTCTAATATTTCCACTTCTCTAGAAGCTCAATCTGCAGAATACACTAAAAATACAATTGCTGAGATGAACACTGCTAAACTAAATGTTACATTCAAAGAAGACTTTTTATGCCCTGAAAACTTGTATTCACGGATGATTTTCGACTTCATGGACGCTGTAACTTTTTATGTGGGTGAAGATCGAAAGCATGCTAAACCCGACTTTGGAGGCTATGTATTAGGATTCACATTAAATGATGATTTGCTAAAAATGGATTGTGTAGGTAGAGAAGCAGATTTCTACCGTGCACCTACTTTTAAGAATTTCGCGATAGGTTATGGTACATCTGGCCAGGACCTGGCCGTGAATGCCTACAGATATAATTTCAGCAATTTGATGCAATTCATGGAATACATATCCACAGGTATTGAATTCCCATTATTTTACAAATACAAAGGTTCCTATGCATTCCTAAAAGACATGAGCAATATTAATGACTTTAATAGTATTGGTGTTTCTGGATTTGATAAAAAACAGGATAAATCAATAGGTATGCCCCCACCCGGGCTTATGTTGTATTATGAGGACATAAGTCTGAGTAATTGTTCAGAAAACAATAGTAAAGATTGTGAAGCACTGATTTGGGGTAATTCATCCCAACCATTGAAAGTATCAGAAAACCCTTATCTTGTATTCGATTACATGGCCAAAGGGAATTCTACTGTGTATCCTTTCAAATTCAACATTGTTATAACAATGTATCGAGGGAATGAAACTCCAGATGATGCATTGGATTACACAATAACGGTTAATTCATCTCGTGTTGAAGGCAAAGTTATTGGACATTTTGAATTAAATTTATCTGGAATTCCAGAGGAATTTAAATTCAATTTAAAGAATGCTTTTGATAATTCTGCCACGTCTGATGAATATTATATCACTCAAATAAGGTTTGTAGACACTATAACCATTCCAACACATCCCGGACCAATTAAACAAAGAGTAATGTGGTTCGATAACATTGGATTGATTGGATCTGATGTAATGTTACAAACCACCCTTGAATCTGATGCACAGTACCCTATTGAAGTCATCAGAGATGTTTGTGAACTGGTCGGTTACACTGGATACATCGAGCCAGGGGCTGAACGAAAAGATGATGTTTTTATATTTGAAGAGATTTCAGGATCTGCTGGAGTTGTGACAGCAAAACAGGGATTAAATATTCTGGACGTGACTGGAATCACCTATAAACCCACGATTGGAACTGGAAATAACAGTATTTGCAACCGTGCATTCAGAAAGTACTATCCTCCTGATTATGCTGAAAAACGAGCTGCTGGCACAGGATATGTTAATATAGATAGTATGCTTCGTTATGGGACATGGGTCAATTATAAAGACATGACGAATACCACAACCCAGGCCGAAGCTGAAAAAGACGCTAAAGATACAGTTGATTCCAGGTCTTACTCATATATTGGTTTTACATTAGATATGCTGGGCACAGTGCAGTTAAACCCTGCTAATTACATTATAACAAATGTTCCACATGTTCTTCTTTCAGGGAATCATGAAATCAAATCAATGACCAATAAGCTAAATCTAGAAAAAGGAGAATTCAGGGCAGATATAGACCTTAACATACCATCTAAAAGGTTTAAATCAATTGTACTACGAATGAAACAGGAATTACTTGGATTAAATAGGCTGAGATCAGAGGCCATGTATTCCAGGGAGGGCCTGGGAAACTTGGGTTTCAGTGGTGCAGGTGCTTTTGTCCAAAGGAGGTAA